ATCTATGCACAAATCCTTCCAACCTTCCATTCCCATCATGGAAAATCGGTCTTCATAATACTTTTGTAGTTCTTGATTCATTGTTTCCTCAAAAGAACATTAAAAAATTGCTGTTACTACCACTAGGCGCAGGAGGTGCTGTAAATATCCATCCTGAGTTATTGCCGCCATCTGTGGAGTTAGCCCCTGCGTACCATCCTGCGCCGCCTGTAGCTGTAGACCTACTGATAGACAAGAAGTCTGCGCTTACAGTGCCGCTTGCTTTGGACAACGTATGGCTTGCCGCAGTGACAGAGCCAATGGTTATAAGGTTTCCTGATGTACCTGACAAACTGAAATTACTGAATGTGCTGGTTGTCCCTGCTGTAAACAAGACTGACGCTGGTTGAACTGTGTTGGTAATGTTGCTGAATGTGTTTGAGCCTGTGATGGTTAAAGCACCAGCACCACCTTGATTGAGTGTGCAGTTATACGTAGAACCACCGCCAACAAACGTCTTAGCGGTTGCGGCAGTCATGGAAATCGTGCCTACCCCTGTTCCTGCTGTTGTTGTGAATCCAGTAACCCCGCTATTATCCCATGCAGTTGCACCACTACCGCTTAACAATAATGTGCCACCATTAAAGGTAATATTTTTTAAACTTGAACCAGAAATAGCCCCAGTTCCGCTAGTTAATGTAAACCCATTTAAATCTACAGTTCCAGCAGTAAACCGTACAATTCTTGTAGAACTCATTGTCAGCGGATCTTGAAGTTGAAATGTTCCACCAACTCCATTAAATGTGATTGGAAAATCTATTGTTTTGGTATTGCTGGTAATTAATTTTGTACCACTTGTTGCGCCAAATCCTAATGAGTTACTTGACGCTGTTAAACTCATTCCCGTTGACAGCTTTAAGTTTCCATAGATTATTACGCTGGAATTTATAGCCTGCCATGTACCAGCATATCCTGTGAAATCTACGTTTCTTGCGGTGTATCCAACACTACCTAAAAACGTCAGCGCATATGTGCCACCAGTAAAGTTAAAACTGATGGAGTTTGCTTCTGATAAAGCGCCAGAAAATACAGTAATAGCAGTAGAGCCAACGCTAGTTACGTTAACTACCTGTGTTCCTGTTGTGGTTAGTCCTGTAGTTGTTACCGTAGTCCATACAGTACCTGTACCAGTACAAGATATTTGACCTGTGCCAAATGCAATTGTTCTTGTGTTTGAGTTGGTTGAACTAAAATTGCCTGTGCTTAACGTGTATGACTGAAGGTCTAATGTGCCTAAGGTTAAAGTTGTTGTTACTGCCGTTCCGCAACTAAATGCGTCTTGTAGTTGAACAGTGCCGCTTGGTGAGTTAACTGTTAAACCTCTAGCGCATGACACCCCATTAGATGTTATTTGCTGTGTTGTACGACCTGCAAAAATGAAAGCACTTCCTCCACTAGCAGTGTTTGTTATCCCAGTGCCATTTGTCCAATTTCCATAGATTGTGGCGGCAGTTGTACTTGTTGCCAACGTCATAGTATTTGACGTTCTGAGCGACATATCTATTGTGCCAATGTTGTAATTGGCTTGAATAGTTGTTGTTGAACCTGATGCAGGGTATGTAGCCGCAGGGAATACAGCAGTATCTTGTGCCAATGGAAACATGGTTGCGTCTAATGCGCCACCTGATGTAGCAGACCAAGAACCTGAACCCGTAGCACCCCAATTGGCAGAGCCAGTCTGCCGATAGTAAACAGTCTTAGCCGCATCAAAAGTAATGTTGCTGTTTCCCTTGCAATCCCCAAGTCTTGTTCCTGACAACGTACCATGCGCCCCTGCTATTGTGATGTCTCTAAAATCAACATCAGTAGTTGAAGCAATAGCCGCACAAGTTAATGTGCGAGTAGTGCCAACAGTGTCAGAGGAAATTGCTGTGCGATATGCAGATGCAGTACCAGCACTTACTGTTAATGTGCCGTTGATTGTTTGGTTTGCGCTAAGACTTAATACGCCAATTCCAACATTTGTTCTACCAGCTATGGATAGATTATTAAATGTGTTTGTGCCTGTAATTGATGGTGCGCCTAAATTACTTGATGTAAACGCTACGTTGTAATAAGTTAACCCACCACCAGCAAAAGTAGCACTGGCGTTAGAAAGATTAATTGTTGATGTTCCAGCATTAAGTGTTGCATTAGTGCTGGTTGCCATATTCCAAGTGCTTATAAGTATTGAAACTGTAGAAGCATTAAGGCTAATTGTTCTTACGATTGAATTAGAAGAACTAAAACTACTAAGTGAAACAGCGTAGTTATTTGTTGATGTATTAAATATTCCAGCATTGAGGAACGTTGTAGTAGCAGTAAATGCAGAACCAAGTGTCCACTCTCCACCTACACCATCAAATGTAACTGCTGCAAGAGATACGCCATTAGTCGTAATTGTTTTTCCAGTTGTTGTAGCGTTAAATGTGGTTGTGCCTGTATACGTTCGAGTAAAGTTTGTGGCTTGAAATGTGAGACTGCCTGATACTGTCAAGCCAATACTAGAACCAGCAAGCGTCATCGTTCCATCAAGACCTGACGCTGTAAAGTCATTACAGACCCTTGGCGAATTTGCCATAGTGACTGTAAATGCGCCAGTTGCTACGTTTGAGTTTGCGTCAAAAAATACATTGTCTGAAGCAGTAGGAACAGAGAAACCACCCAACCCACCAGATGTGTCAGACCAGTTGACTGTGTTGGTGCTACTCCAAGAACCTGTGCCAAGAACCCAATAGCGATCAGCCATTTTTTACTCCGCAATCACGGGGTTACCATCGGCATCAAAAACTATATTTCCATCGGCATCCAACACATAGTTTGGCTGAGGCGCAGTAATCATGGCAATCCAGTTATCAAACCTCTGCTGTTTCATTGCTTCAATCTCAGCATCTGTAAACGCATGATCGTCAGGTAAGTGAAGAGCATCTGAAAATGTGCCGTATTGAGATGAAAAGGAAAAGTCAATTTTCATGGTTATGCCTGTGTGGTTACTGCTATCACATCCCAACGTGTATTGTTAGCGTTGTAAATACAACCCACATACGTTGTTTTGCTGATGGTTGTTGCTGTTGGCAAAGTTACGCCAACCACTGTATAGGTTGCATTCCAAGTCAATGCTCTGCTTGTGCCGTTATCCAACAACCTAAATATCAACTTTTCTCCATTTGTAGGAGTACCAATAGGCGCATTAATTGTTAATGCTGATGCCAATGCTGTAAAACAGTAAATATCACCAACAGATACATCAGGTGTTAATGTAGTTGCAGTCGTTGCCGTTACATCTCTTGGGTTAATACGTTTGTTGGTTAAAGTTGCAACTCCTGATTCGCTAATTCCTGCGCCTCCAGATGTTACTAACTTAATTTTCTCTGCTATGTCAGGTGCAACTACCTCACCAACATTCAACTCTTTACCAGTTGATAAAGTGATAACCAAAGAACCATCAAAGTCAATCTTGGCATCTATAACTGAAATTCCATCTACGCCATCTTGACCATCTACACCATTTTTTCCATCACGACCATCACGACCATTGATGCCTTGCTTTCCATCCTTGCCATCTTTACCATCTCGTCCTGCCAAACCTTGTGCGCCCTTGACAATCTGTTTGCCTTTTTCCTCTAGATTTTGATTTAGTTCATCAAATCTAGTTTCTACTTCTTGTTTAATTTTCTTTAAGGCTTGGACAACAAGTTGGGCATTGGAATTTGCTCGTTCTTTTTGTTTTACTTTACTGTTTTTAATAGATTGCTGAATAGAGTCAAGCAGAGCCATCTGCTCATCATGGCTCATGTTGTCTACTTGAAGATTTTTGACAATACTACTGTTGTCCATTTTTGAATTCCTTTGTCAAATTATCAAGGAATTGATCTTCAAAATCAGCCGTATTTTGGTCTGTTTTTGACATCTGTAACTCAACAATCTTGCTCTTATTTTTAATATCAGCTTCTTTGAGCATCAGTTCAGCAATTTTAACCCTTTTATCAAACTCACGGCTTGCCGCTTCATCTTCATTGGGTAGATTCTTGGTCAAAGATGCACTCATCTTTGCTTGCACTTCTTGCGGCATTAACTGCGCCTCAACAGATAATTTCGTAGCTTCAGCACGATTTTGCTCTGCTTGAGTGGTGTTAACAGCAATCTGAGCCTGTGCCGCTTGCATTGCCAACTCTTGTTGCATCTGCTCCATCTGTTGCTGTTGAGGATTAGGTTGCATCATCTCATCCAACTTAGCAATCAACTCCATTCTGTTAGACAGACTGCTGTTTCCTATGATGCCTTTAAGCAAAATAGGCAAAACAGGGGTGTTTGCACCCAAAGTCTGCAACAAACCAATGAATTGCTGTTGTTCGTACTCCCTAGCAATGATGCCAAGGGTAGCTGTAGGTATGAAATTCATGTCGACAGAAGGATAACGCTCTGGGTCAAACTGCATGAACCTAAAAGCCGCTTTTTTGATGAATGGAATCAAGAAATCTTCTTGGAAATTTACCAATGTACGCTTGTATTTCTTAATGATTGAGGCAACAGCCATCGACATACCACCACCATCACGGCTTGCCTGTGAAACCATGCCGTTAGAGTCCAGCGTACCAGTAGCCTGAAGCAACATACGCTCAAATTCTTTGGCAGTTGCTAGGTTATTTGGGTCATTCTGACCAAACTTGAATGGGTAAATAATCTCACTTGGGTTGCCATTTGTAAGAATAGCCTTACCAGCCTTAACTTCAAACTTCATACCACGGGGTAAACGTGTGGCATCCATAGCAACCATAGGGGCAGTGGTCAAAGCGAGTGAATCCAAGTGAGCGCGAGTCTGAGCATCAATAGCTTTCTGCATATTGAAGGCTTTTTCCACTGTACCTCGCCCCAACAGGCGGTTTGGAACTGTATCGTCTTGATAGCTGAGAACTGGCCTATCCTTCATCATGTAAGGGTTTTCTTCAGCTTTGAGCAACATACCATCATTGGCAATCACGACAATGGCTTCAACCATATCGGTATAGTCTTCTGCCGCAGAATTCTCAGGAAACAACTCAACTATGTCTTTGTTTTCCTCTAAGTTGTTCAAATACTCACGGGGTACTAATCCGTAGTACGTCAACAACAGTACCTTCTCATCTTGGTACTGGCTAACCTCTTGGGTAGGCTCTAGGTCAGTATCTTCATAGGTGGGCGTGATGTCTACCTTGCGGTAAATGCCTTTTTCGATTCCCTCTACAATCTTGTGAATTGAGACGTATTTCTCAATAGCCACGCCCATGCAGTCATCAATAGATGTTCCATTAGGGTCAAACAAGAAATTCTTGGGATTGATAGGCATGATCTTTACAGATATGCGCTCACGCTCCATCACACCAATAGCCGCTTGACCCATCTGATTAGGGATAGCCTGAGTCGATGGGATGTACTCTTTCTCGGTCTTGACAATGATCTCGCCAATGCCTGTACCATAGATTTCAGCCATCAATTCGATCTGGTCGATAGCTTTTCTGATTTTGTCCTTCTTGAAGTCTTCCATCAGTTGAGCCTTAATTAACTCAACATCTATAGGGTTTCCACCTATATCTTGAATATTGTCTTCAATGTCAAAGAAGTCGCCTTGCCCAAAGATAGCTTCCATGATCTCAGCATGGCGAGTCTCAACAGCTTGTTGGGTCGCAGGGGTAACGATACGGCTACGCTCAGACTCACGGGTCTTGTCTTCAGAAGCCCATTGACCACGGAAGATGCGCTCGTACTCTAGATAATCAGGGAGAAAGTTTGTATCTCGCCAATCTCTCCACTTGTCGCAGTGACTAGTGATGAAATCGGTTAATTCTTTATCAGCCTCAGTAGGCTCATAAAACTCGCCTTGTTCTAGCTTGACTTCTTTGTCTGTTGCCATTTATATCCCCGAAATAATATCTAGAGGCTCCCACTCATCTTCTTGGTCATCTTGGAAGTATGAGGTTATCGCCAGTTGGTCAATGTAGGAAAGAGCATCAGGCAAGTCATCGTGAACACCTTGGGCGGGAAACATCAAGAGTTGATCTTTGAATTCATCCCAATCTTCCTCAGAGTTCAGCACAATACGCCCATGCTCAAACCTTCCTTGGAGACTCCAGATAATTCTGTCAGTCTTTTTCCTGTTGCCATGCGTTAAGTCAACTATGTGGGAATATACATTATTTTTCCTCATTAGGTCACTCAAATAAGGCAAAACAGCGTTTTTTAACGCACCTCGCTCAATTCCAACACTCAAAGGGCGGTATTCCCGCATCTTCAGCAGAATAGTTGCCGCAGTTTCCCGAATGTCCCAACGCCCATAAGCAATCTCTTTAACAAACCATTTGCCCTCGTCAGTCACCTTAACCACAGCAATGGCAGTCTGGTCTAGCCTTTTCTTCGAGTTAGCCGCCTGTCTAGCTACTTCCTCAAATCCAGCCAAGTCAACAGCCACAAAGTAAGAACCATAATCAGGTTCTTCCCCGTACTTAATCCATTCTTCTTTAAATACATCAGAGCCAGCATTGTCGAAAGATGCCATATACTCTTGCTTGAAGGCGAATGAACTTAGGGTCTTCTTCGCACTCTCGATTTCACTAGGGTCGATCAAAGGGTTGTCTTTGGTGGTGAAATGCCATGCTTTCCAATCTTCATCTTCCTCTGACTGACCAAGTTTAAAGATGTCATAGAAGAAATTGCGACCCTTGGGAGTGCCGATAAACATTGCTCTGCCCTTTTTGTCTGACAGAGAAGCACGAATAACCTGTTCCCATGCTTCGGGTTTGATGTCTGCAACCTCGTCAAGCACAGCATAGGTGAGCGACACTCCTCGCAAAGTATCTGGTCTATCAGCACCTCGGACATAAATCTTTGCTCCGTTTATCAAGGTAATGTCCATATTATTGATGTGGCTGGCTTGGATAACCTCCCTGCCCAACTCCATTAATACATCCCAAATAATCTGACGAGCCTGACCATTGGTAGGTGCAACATAAAGCACAGCAGAACCTGCACTACATTGCAGTCCTTCAATCAATAGGGTGATGGCTGAGAGCCTAGACTTGCCGCAACGCCGACCAGCCGCAATGACTTTAAACCTTGTTTTATCACTAAAAACAATTTGTTGCCACGGAAGCAAACTAAAATTTAAATCAGACATTGTGATCTTTCAAATACTGCATTGCCTTTAACAAAACATCTTGATTGTCCTTGAAAGAACCTAATCCTGTGTTGCAGTTTTTGCAAAGTAACTTTCTTGTTTTCCCAGTTGTGTGGCAATGATCTACGGCTAACCTTGCTGGTTCTTTTGTTTTGGAATGTACAAAAGTTTCTGGGTTATTGCAAATAGCACATAAACCTTTTTGTTGTTTGTGCATCTGCTCGTAATCTTCGTATGAAAGACCAAACTTCCTCAAGTTTGTCGTTCGTTGATATTTCTTTACCTTATCAGGATTGTTCTTCTTCCACAATAACGATGCAACTTCTAGCTTTTCCTTGTTTTCTTCTTTGTATTTTTTAAGTTGGGCTTGAAGTTTGTCTTTTTGCTCTACATAGCGTTTTGCATGATATTTCTTACTGCAATCAATGCAATGATACTGAAAGCCATCCTTTTCCTTTTTTGCTTTATGGAAGCATGAAGTTGGCTTGTACTCAACACAGCTAAAGCAAAGTTTTGTTTCCATGTAACCATCCTTTATAGATGGTAAATTATATCACAAACATTCTTTAAAGCAAAGACTTCTTGTTGCCAAGGGAGGAGGCTAAAGTTTAAGTCAGACATCTTTGCTTTCAAAAACAACAACAGCAGAAGGGAAGGGCGCTGAATTCTTTGCGTCACCAAATTTTAGTCTGCCTTTGATGAAAGTAATTTTGCCTTTCATTGCATACTCGTGCCACCATTTTGTATCTGTCCTTGATGGCACAAGGCAAACAACAGTTGCCCCTTGTTGGCTAGATTCATAGGCTTTTTTCATCCAGTGTCCTATTTCTTTTCCATAAGGAGGATTCATCCAACATTTGCCATTCCAATCTTGAATCAATCCATCATCTTCTTTTGTAAAGAATTTTTGGCATTTAGCGTTTTCTTGATTGGCACAAACATCTAAATCAAAGCCACCAATAGAATCATTCCACTTTTGGAAGAAATCCATAGGAGTTGCCCAAAGTTCAGTCTTGCTTGAAAAATGTACGCTCATTCTTTTGGCTCTATATCTTCAGCTTCTACTGTGTTTTCCCCAATGGAGACACCGCCAATGCCTGAGATCGTAATGTTTACAGCACTTCTCTGATTCTTTTCTTTTTCAAACAGAGTAACGGGAAGCATTCTGTC